CATCTATCATATAGACCAAACTTTATCAACTACATGTATAAGGATGATATGGTTTGTGATGGTATAGAAAACTGTATACAATACATAGATAATTTTGATCCAGCAAAGAGTAAGAATCCATTTGCTTATTTTACACAGATAGTTTACTATGCATTCTTAAGACGTATTGCTAAAGAGAAACGTCAGATGGATATCAAAGATAAAATTTTAGAGAAGTCTGGATACGACCATGTATTCTCAGTTGATGGTGAGGCTAGTGCTGACTATGCACAGATAAAGAATCGTGTAGAGATGAACACTAAGAGATGAAGATCTTACTCATAACAGACCAACACTTTGGTGTTCGTAATGACAATCTTCATTTCGTTGAGCACTATAGAAAGTTCTATAGTAAAATTGTAATACCTTTTCTTAAAGCATCAGGTATTAAAGAGATTATAAACTTAGGAGATACGTTTGATAAACGTAGGTCTATTAATTATATGTCTCTGGAAGCAGCGAAGGAGATGTGGTTTGACCCTGTTAAAGAATTGGGATGTAAGATGACTGCTTTGATTGGTAATCACGACATATATTATAAGAATACATTAAGGATTAACTCTCCAGAAGAGTTACTAGGAGGATACGATATAGATGTCATTGATGAACCTACCACCCGTAGTTATGACGGTACTGATATATTATTCCTTCCTTGGATATGTGATGAGAACTACGACAGAACCTTACGAAGCATCACAGAAAGTACTGCACCTGTCTGTATGGGCCATCTTGAGCTTAACGGCTTTGAAGCTCATCCAGGTCATGTGATGGACAAGGGTATTGATATGAATATTTTTAGTAAGTTTACTAAGGTATTCTCTGGTCATTACCATACTAAATCTAATAAGAATAATTGTTATTATCTTGGTAACCCCTATCAACTATACTGGAATGACTACGGACAAAAAAGAGGGTTCCATGTCTTTGATACGGAAACTCTTAGAACTACTTTTTATAGAAATCCCTTTGACACTTTTCATAAGTTGTATTATAATGATGGAGTTGTACTACCGAATGAGGAAGAAGTTAAAGGAACCTTCGTCAAACTCATAGTAGAAGACAAAGGTGACTATACTAAATTTGATTATTTTGTCAGACAGCTTCAAGACATTGGACTTGCTGACCTTAAGATTGTAGAAGATCTTAGTGTTGATATAGAAGGTGGTGATGTAGTCGTAGAGACCGAAGACACCATTACTCTATTAGATAACTACATAGATGATATAGATCTTAAGGTTGATAAAAGTAATGTTAAAAACATTATGAGGTCTTTATACATGGAAGCATCTGAACTCTAATGTTTATTTTAACTGAAAAAGATACTGGCGGTGTCTATGCTCTTCCAAATAATGAGAACGTTAAAACTGTTCACATGTTTGAAGAAGAGGATGATGCTAAAAGATATTTGTATCAGTTGAATGAACAAGACTATAAGAAGAAATTAGAATTAATGGAAATAGACGTTGAGGCTGTTGCTATTAATTGTGATAAATTCGGGTATGCTTATGCCATTGTCACTAGAGAAGATTTAATTCTACCTCCGATTATTGAACCCACTAAAGAATGATTACCTTTGAGAGCATCAAGTGGAAGAACTTTCTTTCTACTGGTGACCAATGGACTGAGATCCAATTGAATGAATCTGCTTCTACACTTATTGTAGGTACTAATGGTGCAGGGAAATCTACTATGTTAGATGCTCTGTGCTTTGCTTTATTCAATAAACCTTTCCGTAAGATTACTAGAGGACAACTTGTCAATAGTATTAACGAAAAAGGATTAAAGGTTGAAGTATGTTTCTCTATAGGGAAGGATGAGTACAGAGTTTTTCGAGGGGTTAAACCTAACCTTTTTGAAATATATAAAAATAACAAATTCGTTGATCAAGATGCAGCAACACGTGACACACAAAAGTACCTCGAACAGACAGTCCTCAAACTTAACTTCAAGAGTTTCACACAGGTTGTCATACTTGGTTCATCCACATTTATACCATTCATGCAACTCAACGCTCCTGTCAGGAGAGAAGTTATCGAAGATCTATTGGACATCAAGGTCTTCTCAAACATGAATACTCTCCTTAAAGAGAGAGTTCGTAGTACAAATTTAAAAAATAAAGACACTATTTATTTAAAAAACATTGCAGAAGAGAGAGTTTTATCACAGGAAAAGTTAATTAATTCTTTAAAAGATCTAAAGGATGTTCGGAACAAAGAGAAGATGGTTAAATATAAGGCAAATGAAACTAAAGTGAAAGAAAAAGAAAAGCAAAAACAATATAAGATAACTGAGAAGACTAAGTTAGAAAAGGAATGTAGTGGAATAGAAACATTTAGAGATACATTACAAGCCTTACGGGACAAGCAAACACAAACAAAAACAGAATTAAAAAGATTAACTAAAGAGATTAAGTTTCTTGAGACACATGATGAGTGTCCTACATGCACTCAAGTAATATCTGATACGTTTAAAGAAACTAGAATGGGTTCTTTAACTAACAATGGAGTTGAATTAACTAATGATGCAACTAAATATGAAGAAAGTATTAAGGAGACATTAGATACTATTGATGAACTCGAAAGAATTTGTTCAGAATTGTATGAAATGCGTAGTGAGATATCATCTTTAGATCGTGATATCATTAGATTAGAAAAAGAAAATTTAGATATTGATAAAGAACTCAAGCAACAGAAGACTCCTAAGATTGATGAAGAGAAAAAGATACTAGAAAATCTTACAAGTGAATTGCAAAAAGTTCAGGATGAGTGTAGTGGTATAAGTAAGTTGATAGATGAGTATCAAGTTGTATCATCTTTATTAAAAGACTCTGGTATTAAGAAGCAAGTTATTAAGAAATACATTCCTGTATTCAATAACCTTATTAATAAGTATCTTCATACAATGGATTTCTTTGTTAACTTTACATTAGATGAAGAGTTTAATGAAGTTATCAAGAGTAGATTTAGAGATGAGTTTAGTTACTCTTCTTTCTCTGAAGGTGAAAAGCAGAAGATAGATCTAGCACTCCTCTTTACATGGAGAGAAGTAGCAAGGATGAAAAATTCTGCTGCTACTAATCTTCTTATACTTGATGAAGTATTTGATAGTTCCCTTGATGCATCTGCTACAGGTGAATTACTTTCTATACTTTTAAAGTTGGGAGGAGGTACTAATCTATTTGTTATTTCACATAAAGGTGATTTACTTATTGATAAATTTAAACGTTGTCTTAGGTTTGAAAAGATGAATGATTTTTCTAAATTAATTGAGGAGGAATAATGAGATTTAAAGCAACAGTGTTTGTAAAATTAAGGGGATCTGTATCTGATGCTGCTGGTAATGCAGTGATGAATAACACCAAAAGAGTTGCCCCTCAACTTAAACCTCATTTGTTGAGGATTGGTAAGTGTATTGATTTCTGGTTTGATGCACCAGATTATAAGACAGCAGAGGATGAATTGTTTCTTTTATCTGATAGACTATTATCAAACACTGTAATAGAAGATTGGAGTTATGACCTAAATGAAACCGAAGAGACTGGCATTGGAAATATATCAAATGATAATGCTGGTACATCAAAACACCATTTATTTGAATGATTAAAGCATGGAGGATCTGGAAGTATGCATTGGGTAGCTTCTCTGATGAAAAAACTGAACCCTACGACAACTACATTGTTCTGGTACGTTCTATTATTTTCATATCTTATCTCGTCACTAACTGTTTTATTACTGCAGGGGTCATAAGACACTGGGGTGACAGTCAAGAAACTGTCACCTTGTCACCTGACACTCTTGCTGTAAGTGCTATGATAGGTACATCTGAGAGGGACTATGACAATCAACGCTGAAGTAAAAGGAACACTTGCTAAACTACTAGCAACAGAAGACTTGACTGTAGAGCATCGTCAGGTACAGACTGCTTCATTTGATGTTAATAATCGTGTATTAACCTTACCTATATGGAAGGACGCTTCAGAGACCGTATACGACCTTCTGGTGGGTCATGAAGTAGGACATGCCTTATACACCCCTAACATTCCAATCGATGCTCCTAAAGGATTTGTGAATGTTATAGAGGATGCTCGTATAGAACGTCAAATGAAGCAAACATATCCTGGTCTTAGGAAGTCATTCTTTGAAGGGTATAGGGAACTATGGCATAAGGATTTCTTTGGTGTTGCAGATGAGGAGATATCAGAACTAGCATTTATTGACCGCATTAACTTATTCTTTAAAGGTAATAGTTCAATCGAATTTAATGATGAAGAACAAGTCTGGGTTAATCGTGTAGCATCAACTAAAACATTTGATGATGTCTTAGAACTTTCTAGAGAATTATATGAGTGGGCAAAGGGTCAGCAAGAAGCTAAAGCAGCACAAGTACCTGACCAGTTAGATATTGATTGGGACAATCCTACTTCTGGTAATGAGTTAGAGCAAGAGGTTGATACTGATAATAAAGAAGATGGTGAAGGTGAAGGTGAATCAGAAAGACCTAATAACCAAAAGTCAATTGAAGAGAGATTGGATGAGTTAGAAGATGCAATGTATGAGGATGAAATTGGTGGTACTGATGGTAGTGCTGATGAGACTGAGAGTGTTACAGACAGAGCATTACAAGAGTCACTAGAAACTTTAGTTGATGAAGATAGTAAAGAGTGGGTTTATTTAGATCTACCTAAGATTAATTTAAAGGAAACTGTTGTACCTTATAAAACTGTACAGGAAGAATTGGACTGCGGATTCTATGGCAGAGCATGTCATGATAAAAATGACCATGATTATTACTTTGATTCTTTGAAGTATGCTGAGAAGCATTATGAATCATATAAGAAGGATGCACAACGTAGTGTTAACTATCTTGTAAAACAGTTTGAGATGAAGAAGTCTGCTGATGAATATAAGAGAGCAGCAACATCTAGAACTGGTGTTCTTGATACTCAGTCATTATACAAGTACAAGTTAAGTGATGATATCTTTAAGAGAGTAACAGTAGTTCCAGAAGGTAAGAATCATGGACTAGTATTCTATCTTGATTGGTCTGGGTCAATGCAACATATTTTATTAGATACACTTAAACAGACTTTCAATTTAGTATGGTTCTGTAGGAAAGCACAAATTCCATTTAGAGTATATGCATTCCAAAATGGTTGGGAAAGACATGACATTCATCCAGCAGTTGAAGATAATGAGAATGTACTTTCATTCTGTAATGGGTTTAAACTTTTTGAATTCTTTTCATCAAGGCAAAACAAACAATCCTTAGAGAAATCTATGAGGTTGGTTTATACTCAAGCGTTTGCTATGAATGGACATCGTTTACCTTATGTACAAGATTACAGTCTTGGTGGTACTCCTCTTGGTGAAGCGGTATTATGCTCAAGATTACTTGTTGAACAAATGAAGAATGTTGAGAAGGTTCAGAAAGTAAATGTAGTTTGTTTAACTGATGGTGAAGCAAATCCTATGCAGTATAATTATAAGTGTAAAGATTATTATTATGAAGATGAAACGGTTAGAACTAAATCTTTGTCTATGCATAAAAAATATATACTAAGAGATTCTATAACTGGTTATACTCGTGAGTTTAAACCAAGTCCATATCTAACAACTCAACAGATTGTTGGTTTCTTTAGAGAGATTACTGATTTCAATTGGATAGGTATTCGTATATGCTCTAAGCATGAACTGAAAAGAAATGTTCGTATCTTAGATTATGAAGATGCTGAAAGAATGGAAAGACAATGGACTAAAGAAAAGTATGCAGCAGTTAAGAAATTGCTTGGGTATACTGAAGCATTCTTTATACCATGTCAAGGTATGGGTGATGGAACTCAAGACCTTGAAGTTAAACAGAAGGGTGAAGTTGCAACTAGAGCAGAACTTAATCGTGCATTTAAAAAGCATATGGGTTCTAAGATGACAAACAAAACTATCTTAAACAAATTTGTGGAGCAAATAGCATGAGCATTTGGGATGGATATCGGGAGGTAGTATTTGATACGTTTCCCGATTTAAAATTTGAGAGTAACCATGTAGAATGGACTAATAAAAGAGATGTGCATTTAACTGCAGATCTATATTCTGGTAAGCATTTTATCAAGTCTAGGCACGTTGATATATGGGATGGTACTGTTGATATCCATAACAATATAATATATCCTAAGACTGGACATAACCTTCCTTGCTTTGGTATGGACTTGATGGGATTCAATAAGAAGAAATGTATTATAGTATTTGACTTCCAACACCCAGTAGAAAATTATCTATTGAAAGTACCACCATTACCTCAGACAACAGAGACCTATCGTTTCTTTGAGAAGGGTAATCACTTCTCTGATAATATCTTTGTAAGGTATTGTGAGATGGATGGAGTGGATACATTCCTACCAACATTTAAATACTATCTGTCACTCTATAAAGAAATGATAGATAAAGCAAAACCAACTGGAGAAGATACTACGGTGTATAAAGATTTTGATGCTTATATGATAAAGTTAGACCCTATCTCAGGATATCTTTCTAGCCAATTTGGTAAAGAAGAATCTGAAAAATTAATCAAGGAGTTCTTTTTTAGTTATGCAGAATGATATAGTACAAGACATAGCATTAATGCTATCATATACTATGCAGGATATGCCTGATGTAGAACCATTGGAAAGTTCATTACCTGAAGTAGAGAAGGATGGATTAGTCATTAAGAATACAATGTATAAAGCACCTGGTCTCAGGAAGATGCATTTGGAGTTGGCAGAGATTAATGATATGAAGATATTACATTGTGTATTCTTTCCAGAACCATCTTACAATATACCTATTTTTGGATGTGATATTGTTGCTAATAGTAAAACAGTTACTGCTGCTATTGTGGATGTATCTCCTGTATATGGTTTTGATAATTGGAAAGAGATACGAGAGATTAGTAACAATTTTAACTTCAGTGGTAAGAGACCACTTCCATTATGGGGTGATGAAATATTCTCACCATACTGTAAGTTTACACGTTTGACTGAAGATATTGATATGGCAAACTTCTTTTGTCTTGTGCAAAATTATCTTGTTGTATATTGTAAGTTAATTAAGGAAGCTAAGAAAGATACTTTCTGGGTTAATACTATGAAAAGATTGGATGACCAGATCTGGTATTGTGAAAGTCAGAAAAAGAATGATAAGACTCGTAACATTTTACTTAAGTATTTTGATGAAGAGTGGGTAAATAATTACATGGATAATATCTTGTTTGATGAACCAGCAAGCGGATTATGAAACCAATTAAATGGGAAGCGTATATTCTATTAGAATCTAATAGGTTGACTAAGGTAGAATTTCTTTGTGCATCTAATCTAAGACAAGATGCTGAACAGAGATGTAAATCAATGTTTGGTGTATCTGACGTAAGGCAGTTGAAAAGGATATGGACAGATAACTAAGTGTCCACACATCATTGATATGCTTTTTAATCCTGTTATAATAAGCATATAGAAACAAAGAGTCATTATGCCAATCAAGTCAGAAGTTACTACTGAAGAAATCATTGCTTATCTTAAGGACAAGCATGGACCTAAAGCCAAAGTTGATACCATTGACTTGAGAGCTGCTGGTAAAAAATTCAAACTATCTTATCCTACAGTCAATAAAAGACTTAAGGCATATAAGAGTGATAGAGGTACTTGGGACTTGACTGCTTTAGATATTGAGAAGGTGTATAAAGCACCTGCTGCTGAACCTGCTGTTAAAGTTTCTTATGTTCCAGAAAAAGATTCGAGCTATGTACCCTTCGGGAATGCCCCATCTCTTAAGAAGATTATTAATTCTAGACAGTTTTACCCTGTTTTTATTACTGGGCTTAGTGGTAACGGTAAGACATTGGGGGTAGAACAGGCATGTGCAATTCTAAATAGAGAATTGATACGTGTTAATATAACAATTGAAACCGACGAAGATGACCTTATTGGTGGCTTCCGTCTTGTTAATGGTGATACTGTTTTTCATAATGGACCAGTGGTCGAGGCTTTGGAGAGGGGAGCTGTACTCCTTCTAGATGAGATCGATTTAGCATCTAATAAGATTCTATGTTTACAATCAGTACTAGAAGGTAAAGGTGTATTCCTTAAGAAGACTGGAAGGTATGTTAAACCTGCTGCTGGATTTACAGTCATTGCCACTGCTAATACAAAAGGTAAGGGTTCTGATGATGGACGTTTCGTAGGAACCAATGTTCTTAACGAAGCTTTCCTTGAAAGATTCCCAATCACCTTTGAGCAAGACTATCCATCACCAGTTATTGAACAGAAGATTCTAAAGAATGTTGGATGTGAATTGACATTTGCTGAAAATCTGGTAAAATGGGCAGGAGTGATAAGGAAAACATTCTTCGATGGAGGAGTGGATGAGGTTATCACAACACGTCGTCTTGTACACATTGCACAAGCATACAGCATATTTGGTGACCGCTTACAAGCTATTACCAACTGCGTAAACAGATTCGATGATGATACTAAGCAATCATTCTTGGATTTATATACTAAGGTTGATGCTGGTGAAGAAACCGAAACCCCAGAAGGAGAATTTTAATGCACGGAGATTTAGAACCAGAGGAGCATCATTGGGGGGAGGATAACGACCCCCGATATGTAAATGATCTCTGGGAAGACATGGACCGCCTCAATGCTTTGTATGAGGAAATGATGTGGCCACATGATGATGTGCTAGAATTTATACCCGACCATGCAAATGATCGGATTATTATTCAAAACAAGTCTAGAAAAGGTTTATGAAGTACAATGAAAATGAGATCTTAAAAGAGGTCTCTGACTATATTAGTGGGACTTATAGAGGTCACTACTCCTCAAACAATGTTCAAACACTTGACTTGATTGATTCAGTAGGTGACGCAGAGGCATTCTGTAGGTCTAACATATTGAAATATGCCTCAAGGTATGATAGAAAGGGTACAGCACGTAAGGACATC